TTAGCCGCAAGGGGAAGTAAGAATGAGAGCATGGTAATTTGACATAATGTGCCAAACTATTTATTTGCTCTTCATGTAATCCGCAGATGTTTGTATATAATCAGCAGCAAGAGTGATCTTTGACTGGACCCACTCTGGCAAATTATCTGCTGGTTGTAAAAGATCATGAAGTTCTTGAGCATTGCGGATGACACCTTTTAGTTGTGTCTTTGCCATGTCTCCTTCATAATCATACTCACCCTTGTCATAGTTCTCCTTCATCTTCTTATTCTTATGCTTCCAAGCAGTAGCATAAGCAATTGACTTTTCATCATCAGTCAACTTACCATCCTTAGCATATCCTTTCTTGATATGCTTTACCATTCTCTCATACTTAGCACCTTCAGGTGCTTTCTCTTTGATGATATCTGGATGAGGAGCATAGAGTGGTCCTTGATAATTACCAGCGAATTCAACACTTTCGTTATTGGGTCTGGTAGTCATGCCTTTCTGTCCGTCATTGACGGTAGGCATCACTTCTACAGTCCCCTTCTTTTTACCTTTGCGTTCTTTCTTTTCGCAACCACACTCTTCGCGGAACTGCTTGAATGATTTCATTTCTTACCCTTCATTGCTAAGATTTTGCCGATCTTCTTGCGACGAGCATGAAGATACTTGTCAGACTTATCTACATCGCCATCGTTGTCGATGTCAGAATCTTCTTTGCCAACTGGATCGAGTTTCTTTTCTGCCAATTCCTCACCATCTGGTTCGAAACCTGCCTTGACACAATCATCAACTTTCTTGCCACCCTTCATCTTAGTGCCAGCATACTTATAACCTTTCCAGCAAGCCTTGCCGTCAAGACCCTTGACCTTTTCGATGACATAGGTCTCGCCGTCAACCTCATACTCTTCACGCTCAAGAACTTCTACTTCCTCATTCTTAGGAGCAGACTCTTGACCGATATATCCACCCTTCTTGGCGGTCTTCTTTTTCTTGGTGGTGTCTTCAATCTCAGCACCATTCGACTGAGGATCCATACCATCGAAAGGTGCTTCTGAAAGGTTTAGTTCCACAGGAGCAGTGTTCTGGAAGGTATCACCTCCCATCCACTTACCATAAGCTTCCATCAACCCAGACGAAAACTCATCGTTGCTGTTGACGTTATTAATTGGCTTCTGATATTTCATCGTTTAATAAGGAGGTTCTTCTCGTATTATTTATAGATCTAATATTCCTAATCCACTCTCTAAACATATTACCTTCTTCAGAAATTACGATAGCATAGTTTCCACCCACTCTATGGAGATGTCCTTTCTCTCCTGTACGTGATGACATAACAGCATCACCTTCTTTAAATATTTCTTCCTGCCTCTGTTGTTGCCGTAGTGCTTCTTCTCGTAGTTTCTTGAAATCTTTCATTAGTCTCTAACCTTCACATAAGATGAATTGTAAAAATAACTTGTCTTGAGTAGTCCAGAATCATCAAATATCTGTAATCCTTGTGATGATGCATACAGATATAATGATCTAAGAATATTATTTTTTATTACTGGTTGTATTTTCTTACTTGTCATAACCCAACCTAATTCTACCGCAGCAATCTTTGATTTGAAATAATTTTTTAACTCTCTTTCAGGTTTGTTTAAATTATAACCTGTTTCCTTTGAAAGGAATTTAATATAATTACCAAGAAGAACTGGCCATCCAGCATTTGAAGTTATGGCATCAATATCACTATTGTCAGTGAAGAATTTTGGTCTATTTTTATTAACAACTTTGTCCTCAAAAACTTTTCTTGCTCCCTCTTGACTCAGTTGATTTTTTGTCATCCATTTAATAAAGTTTTTTCTTGATTGTTTTAAAAGATTTCCAACTGAAGTGCTTGTTAAATCAATTATCATTTCTGCTGGACCAACAGAAACTTTACCATGCTTAGCAGAAGACCCTGGAGCTCCCAACTCAAACTGAACATTCTCCCCAACATTAAAGTTTCTACAGTCAAAGAAATATGAACTCTTTTTCTTTGTGGTTTGTTTTGTACCAGCGACTTCTATTGTGTAAACGGCATCAAAATAAATGTAAATTTTTTGTGCTGTAGTTTCCCAACTTACTCTAACATTTTCAACATCAACAGTAAAACTTTCTATGGATGGGTTTGATATTAAATCAACACGAGCAGTCTTCAGAACTTTTTTCAAAGAAATTGGAATGAGTGTACCGTCAAGGATTCTTTCATGAATCCAAGAATTGTATCGTGTCAACTCTGCCATATCTTCCTGAACTTTTTCTGCAGATGCCAGTACACGGTTCTTACCAACAAACTTTCTCCACTCAGCACGTTTACCAGGAAAAAATCCCATAGTAGTTGATTGCATTTCTGCCTTCTGTGCTGTAGTTTGTTTTGATATAGCAAAAATATCTGCTGGATTCCATTTGTCGTCAACAGATGATCCATAGTTTTTAACATCATTTGAAACATTATGCAGTTGCCTCAAATGATTTTGAAGTGTGTTGTTAAACTTATGTGTCCACTTACCCTTAAACCAATCTATCTCAGGAGTCCCACCAAAATAAAAATCATACCTAACTCCACTCTTTAGATATGGAGAGGCATACAAAGCATTGGCTACTTTGACTCCAGAGATCTGCCACCCATCTTTCTCCAAACCATATTGATACACAAGTTCTTTATTCTTATTAGTAACAACATTCTGGTTGATTACTTGATGTACTTTAGAGTCTCCGTTCCTTCCTTTAATAAGAAAGTCTCTAAATTCTTCCACTGTTATATCGGATCCTTTATCTTGTCTAAACGCTAAAGCATAACAAGTGAGAGTTTCTGTCCAATCAGAATCTTTTCCAGCAAATGTAGTTCCCGCTTTTCTTCCAGCAGTAGATATCGTTGCCTTATCAATTTTACTGATTTGTAATACTTCTATCTTCCCATCACCAATATTTTGAAATTCAATTTCTCTATACTTTGGAGTTGATCTTACTCCACCAAAATCTTCTTCGGTAAACAAATCTTCAAGAATGTCTTTATCGTAAACATTGATTCCCCAATCAACAAAGGCATCAAATGCAGCAATAATTTTCTTTACCTTTTCTCCATCCTTATATACTCTTTTGCTTGCTACTTTCTCTTTAGCAAAGAGTACATCTTCACCATTTTTCAAAACAGAAATAAACTTATCTAAGTACTTAAAAGACTTGTCAATAGATTCTTTTACTGCGGTAGCCATCAGAGATTACTCCTTACTGCTTTGAACAAACGGGTTTTAAAATCTTTATTGTTTTTTATGTGTGCTGGCAATCCAGAAACAAAAGTTTTCATATCCATTTCTGCAATCGCTTTTCTCATTTTGCTGGCAGACATACCAGCAACACCTTCAGCATCTGGATCTCTAGTACCAGCACTCTTGATTTCAATCGTATTCATTTTGTAATCAGTTCCATTATATTTTTTGATGAACTGGAAGGCAGGAACACGATCAGAACCAACTACGAAGATGGCATCAGTATATCCTTTTTCTTCCAACCACTTCAACGCTTTGATAGCATCTTTGATATCTTTATCATAGACAATAGAAGACTTGTGATCTGTAAACATTTCTTTCATGAATCCAACTTTGTCTTCTGGACCCAAAGGATTTTTACCTTTGTTATCTACCGTGTGACTGGGGAACACATAGTAGTCATTACTACCAGCATACTCTTTAACTTTATTTATCAGTAGCTCATGACCAGTGGTAGGAGGATTGAAACGACCGAAAGTAAATACTGCGACCTTAGCACCTTCACCAACTGGAGGACTCCACGTTTTGTCCAACGTAAAGTTGGCACGAGAGAACTCCAGGCGATCAACAATCTTGACTGCTTTGCCATCTACGATAGCAACATAACCTTCTGGTTTGGTAACCACAAAGTTATCACCATTACGCAGGAACACACGAGTATCGCTGAGAGCAGCAAGTTTCAAGTTGATCAAGTTCTTAGCATTCGTGAAAGAATTATACATCACGATAAACGCTTTGAACGCTCTCGTGTTATCTTCCAAATATGAAATGCCATTAGCAAGAATGTCACGATACTGTGCTTTAGACTTTTCAGTTTTCAAGCTCTCTACTTTCTCAACCAAAGACTTCTCAAACGCTGCCTGAAATCCACTCATGAATTTGGTGGTATTGTTGATCGTCTTACCTTCTTTCACAAAGGAGTTGGTGTAACGCTTCATCGTATAACCAAGGGTGAATTGCTTGGTCGCCTCGTGAGCGATAACTTCAAGAAACTGTTTTGCTACAGGAGCATTCCTATTCGCAACAGAAATCACAGACTTTAAAATACGCTCTTCAGATGCAGTCAAACCAGATTTGGCACTGATGTTATCTACAGTAGCAGATGCAAGGAATACATTACGGGTAGATTTGAGATTGAATTGATCAACACCAAACCCAGCACCCATCCCAAGCAGAGTGTTACCGCCACTATAGAAAGTGTGAAACACAACGCCAACTTGTGCTGCCTTTACTGCTTTGCCGAGATCACTATCTACAGGCCAAGCATAGGTCAGGGTGTTAGGGGTCGCCGTATAGAAACGATCACCATCAATGGTCTTGGTTTGAATATCTTCTTTGCTGAAAAGAAGGTCTCCCTGAATGACTCCTTTGACTTTCAATTCAGGAAAATACTTTAGGCAATACTTTAGTTTAGTAGCAAGGTCAGGAATATGACCATGATTTTTGTCAATATCTTCTTCGGTAAAATTTACCTTAGGTTCTTTCTTGTTGAATACAGACTTGGTGCCTACAAAGAAGTTACCACTCTCTGGGTCAATACCACAAACTACAGCAGGAGCACCATCCCATTTGGTGGTGACCTTTACGTTGCCAGTAGGACGCCCACCAAGTTCATCAATGAAACCTTGGATCAGATCTTTGGAGGCGAGGTATCCATTGTATCCATAATTAATCAGCTCGTCCTCCAGGTGCTCCAGGTGCTTGTTCTGGGTTGCCATCTAAAGAAAAAGGGGGACACCCTTATTTAGGTTCCCCCATATCATAGCACATCAACGGATCCCGTCAAGGTAGTCTTTCTCAGTCTGATACGGGTAGGTCTTGCCCGACCAGATCTCATAACCTTCTACGAGATCTGGGATCAACCACTGGTCCACCCGATAGCAATACTTCCAGTTAGCAGGTTGAATACAATTCATCACGACAACTTGGAAGAATGCTACCAAGTGAATCCAGAAACTAAGCATCAGCGATCATCAGCAGCACGGTTCTCGGAATAGTAAGCATCAAAAGTTCCTTCAGGATAACGCTTAGCAAGTTTCTTGATGTTGGTATCAAGGACATCTTCCATGGAGATACCTAATGCCATGGTTGCTTGTGCCACATACCACATAATATCACCCAACTCAATAATAAGATGCTCTCGATTGTCTGCGTTCCAAGCCTTACCTTGGAAGACCATCTTCTTAATGATCTCAAGGAACTCACCACCTTCAGCAT